GTCCATGCTTCCTGCGCGTTGTCGTATTCGATGGCAGAACCTTCGTTTTTAACAGGCGCGGCTGAGAAACCAGACAGCTTTGTTTCTTCTTCAAAAGAACGGTCAGAAGATTCTTGTTCAAAAATCTCTTTGTGCTCTTCACCATATTTTGCGTACTCCATTCCGAACAGAGCGTTCAGTCCGGGGAGGAGTTCTTTTAGTAGCTGGGCGCGTGAAATTGCCATGTTACATCACTCCTTATACGCCAAGTGGGTTCATGTACTGATGACCACCAGCGAACGTAATTGTGTTCGGAGTGCCTTCAGCCAATGTAAAGTAAGGTGCGTTCCACTTAACGATTACTTCGGTGAAATCACCAGAATCGTCAACAGTTTCAGGCACCACGTCGATAATACGTACAGGTAAGCTAGCAGTAGTAGCCGCGGAAGAACCGTCAACTGCAACAGCAGAATTACCAGTGTCTGCATCACCAGCGTTTTGTACCAGTGCAACGTTGTTACCAACAATAGTGCGGCCATAGCCAGCAATCACAGTCGTGCCAGAAACAAGGGCTACCTTGAACAGCGCGTCAGGATCGTCAACTACATAGGCAACAATGTCAGATGCAACAGTGTTCGCTGGGTAGTACTGTGAAAACAGCTTGTACTTCAAAACAGGGTCAGTGTAAGACACGCCCATAAATACGCCAACTGGGGTAGCAGTCGTAGTGCCAGTCTCCTTGACCAGAACTCCATCGCTAGACAGCTTTACAACATCGCCATTAAAAATCGAAGTTGCATAACCAGAAGCAATAGGAATCTGACGAGTAGAACCAGCATATACCTGACCGCCAATCAAGTTGACAGGCTTTAGCCCATAAGGGGCTGAAACAGTCGGATAAGCCATGATGGTCTCCTAATTAAGTTCCGTTACCAAAAGACACCTTCGTTTTGCGCTCATTAAATAGCGGCATACGAGGGTCATTCTCTCTCATAAGATTGTTGTCCACTGATTGAATCTGCGCGTCACTCTGCTGAGAGTAATAATCATTGCGCTCTTCAACCAACTCAACTGGGGCTTTACAAAGCATCAACCCACCGATCACAACGTTATCTTTAAAGCGCTCGTTTTCTACGGTCACCATTGTGATTTCTGGGTGGTCGCTTGCCTTTACAGGTTCCCAACCTTCTCTGAGTTTTGAGGATACGTTTGTGGCGTCATTCTGCCCTTGCGTGCTTACGCGTACCCAGTGAAATTCATAACCAGCCTCGGGAGTCGGTGTCGGTAACACCTCTGGACGCATCCAAGACTTCTTACGGGTCGTTTTTTCACGTGTGGTCTGCTCACGATTAATGCGATTTTCAGCCATTGTTCTTCCTCATTTCTTCTGCAACCTTTTTGGCGTATAGCTCCAGTGGCACTCCAAGACGTTTTGCGATAGCCACTTGTGTTTGCGTTAATTTCACCTTCTTAGGTGACGTGCTCCGCGTAGCGGGGGCAACCACATTTGACTTACGTTTTGGCTGTCTAGCCTCTGGCTCTGGGTCAGCATCCTCAAAATTATCGGGGAATACTTGACGCATACGAGAATCAATCGTCTCGTAGTACTCAGTAGTCTGCGGATCGACACCTTGTTTGACTAGCTTGTTATGCAACCCCAGCGCATAGCTCGTCATCTCGTCGTCCGTTCCAAACCAAGTGTTCTTTTCAGCCCACTTTACGGCTTGTTCATCAGGTGTAACCGCTGGGGCGGGTTGTTCTGATGCCTCATTTTTTACAGGAGTCTCGCTCTCCTGTAAAGGTGGTAACTTAAAATTATTTACACGGTCTAGTTTAATTCTAGCGGTTGTTAGCGTTTCTTGTGCGGCAACTACAGCATCTGCGTCACCGGACTCATACGCATCTTTATATGCTTTTTTAGCAGATTCTAGCTCTACATTGGCGTTTCGCTTTGCTTGGTCGAGTAATGCTGTCTGATTCTTACCAACAGTACCCTTGAGTTTCTTGTTTTCCTCAACAAGTTGCTGTGCGAGACGCTCTAGCTCTTGACGCTCACGTAGTGCCTTCTCTTTCTCACGACGCTCGTCGTGATATCCCTTGCTAAAGTGCTGAATCCGTTTCCGAACTTTCTCAGAATATTCTTCAAGTTCTTCATCCGTAACATCGGCAGGTGGCTCAGACGGTTTGCGGTTGCGGTCAGCTTTAGGCGTATCGTCAACCACTTCAACTTCATATTCACTGTCATCATCAGCCACTTCAGACTCAACAGATTCAGTATCTGGTTCATCTTTAGCTTCTTCACCAGACAAATCAATTTCAGTGGCGCTAGAGCCTTCAATCTCAATGTCATTTTTCTTCTCATCATCAGGAAATTCGTATTCAACTTTTTGGAATCCCATTATCTATACCTCAAGACGCACGCGTGATACCACGCGGATCACTAACAACGGCTTCAACTGAGTCATCATTCATCAAACGATACTCAACTCCACCAACCTTAAAACGCGTGCCCGTATTCATACGAAACATCACGTAATCACCTACTTTGCACCAAGGGCCAGTCGGGAACCGGTCTGTGTCAGAGTAGGCTTGCTCGCCCATGTCGAGCACCACACCAATCATCGACATAATTGAGTCGTGATGGAGAGTTTCTGCGGCCTTCAAAATGCCGCTGTCACCAAAAGTCTGTTCAACTTCAGGCATGGCAACGAGTAGCCTGTACCCAACCGGTTTCGGCAGTTGTTGCTCCAGTTCTTCGTCTGTTAATTCAACCTGTTCTACTTCACTCATCGTCATTCTCCTCTAGATGACTACGCACAAGATCAGAAACATGCCCTTTTGCCGCTTCTAAACCTCGGATAAGGCCAAAGACCTCACGATATTGGGCATAATCTTTTGCCCCACCAGACTTCAAAAAGTCTGTCGCTGACGAAATTTGTTCGTCGAGTTTGTCGTTCAGCACGTCTAAGACGGTTTTTGCCATGTGTTAACCCTTGTTTTGTTGGTTCATTAACTTAAGAAGCTCAAGATCGAGGTCGTTTTCCGCTTTACGCTTATCCGCCGCTAACTTGACTCCTTCCTTCTGGGCATCAATTGCCACTTCTTGCTGATCGATTTTAATTTTCTCCGCTTCCATCGCGGCATCGATCATGTCCTTTTGCGCCTTCCGCTGTTGTTCTGCCTGACGGAGTTGTAAGTCCATCTGGTCTTTCGCGGCTTTACGCTGTACTTCTTGCGCTTTAACTTGCAATTCTTGCTGTTGTAGCTGATACATCGGGTCTTGCGCCTGCTGTTGAGCCTGCTGTTGAGCCTGCTGTTGCTGGTGCGCCTGAGTAAGTTGCTTGCCTGCCTGTGCAACCAAACGAGACAACTCGACCTCGATCTCTTCTGGCATTTCTTTGTTCGGTTCTGGGAGCGGTGCGCCCAACCGTTCTTCGATTTCTTTGCGATACCGGAACCCAAGGTGTTCTGCGAGGTGTGCTTGCAGTGAGGCCATAATCTGCTTGGCCTGTGGGTTCTGTCCGATCATCTGTGCAACCATCGGGTCTTGCATAAACGCCATGTGAGTCGCGATATGTGCATCGTGATCTTGATAAATAAACGCTTTCATCGGTTTGCCAATCAGTGCGTCCATGTTCTCGCTGACCGGATCGGTTGGTTTCGCGTCGTCCTTTGTTGGGACAAGCTTGTCTGCGTTTTTAACACCCAACACCTCGATCATCTGGCGGTGTAGCTGTGGTAGGTCATAAATCTGCGGAGCAGACTGCGCCATCTGGAGTACCGCTTGGTACTGCACAACCCGTTGCGCCATTGTCGAACTATTCGGATCAGAGACCGGAATCACGTCTACCATCGCATAGTCAGCTTGACGTGCAGATATCTCGCCTTTTACCGGCTCATACTCATAGTCTGTCGGGGCATACTCTGCCATCAACGCTTTTAAGAGTTTGAACTCTTGTTTCATCGCGAAGTGAACCCGCGCCTGAACTGCCGCCATCGGCTTCAGTGTGCGCTCCAACAGGGCGAGTGTGGTTCCGACTGGCGCGTTAGCCGACATGTCACTGATGTTCATATCACTGATCGCACCGAGCCGCCGCCCTTCCTGTGTGATCTGATTCAACAACTGGAACAGAGTCTGTGACGGCTCTTTATATGGAAGTGGCATGATGTTTTCTTTGAGCGAGCCTGACGGCACGTCCACATCCTTCCATTCACCCGGCTCGTGTGGGGTGTCATCACCTTTTGTCCGCATACCACGAGTCTTGAACCCGCCCGGTAAGTTAGCCAGTGTGCCTGCATCAACCAACTGGCGGATAATCGACGTACCTGCGCGAGCATAACCACCAATAATGTGAATCAAACCAAGGCCATAGAACCCAAATCCCGGCACATACACATAGTGCACGAAGTGCTGACGCTTGAGCATCAGTGGGTCATCAGGGTTCCAGTTTCGACGTACTGACAAGACTTCGTTGGACCCACGTTCTATAGTAACTACATATGGCTTGGCGATCTGAATCTCGCCATCTTCTTCATCCAGCCCGTCAATAACGAGGTCTGCATGAACTTCATAGACTGCATACCGATCATCATCGGTCAGACTGTAGCCACCTTCTTCTGCTTTTTTCTTCTCAATATCGGTGTGGAATGTCTGTGGCTCACCAAGCTCTACCTCACGATAAAACCCGCTGGCTTGCAGTTTATTCAGTTCATTCTTGGTCTTACGCATGATGTGCGTAACCCGCTCTGCTGTCTCAATGTGAGAGGCGCCATAAGGCACAATGACATCTTCTGCGGGGATATAGATAGAGACCTGACGACCCATGTTTGGGTCAAAATAAATTTTCTTAAACGCAGAGCCTGCGAGACCTAAGCTATATAAAGACCGTTCATGTTCTGACCGGTACTCCACCATTTTTTCTGTTAATTGGTAGTTCATGTCCGCTTTTACACGGTTTGCGGCTTCTAGCTTTTCTTTTGTCTCGTCGCCAATAACCTTCGTCTTAACTGGACCTGCCGCCGGAAAAGTCTCAGACATTGTTTCCGCTTGGAAGCGGATTGCGGCTTCGGCGAGAACTGTTGAGTAGACCCCACATGCGCCTTCCCACGGGTCCGTCCTCTCTTCGTACTTAAACCCAAGTACATCGAGTCCTTTAACAAACGTATCCGCCCAATCCTTTCGGCTGTCGATGTCGGCGTCAACAAGAGAGAGTACCTCATCCGCGAGTTCATTTAGTACGCCCTCCTCTAGATGTTCTGCGAGGTTCGCATCAAACTCTACAAAGTCATCCAGACCTTCATCCGGCACCAGTGCGATCTCAGTACCATCTGCACCAATAACAACCGCTTCAGGGTCAACAATTTCAATCTCAAGCGCTTCAGTTTCGTTGAGTTCCTCGTCTATTCCTTCAGGTGCAGAATAGAGTCCTTTTTCAATCGCCATAGTTCACCTCTTAATAGTACCCGCCTTTACGACGTTTAAAGTACTGTATGTCATCAGGCTCGTCCGTTGGCAATCGAATGAACCCGCCTTGTCTAAAACGCATGAGCGCCATCACTGTGCTGTCCACCAAGTCATCGTGTGACATAAATGGAAACCCTGCAATTTCCTCGACAACTTCTTCAGCCCATCGAGTCTGAGGAACCCATACCAACCCCGACGCTACAATATCAGATACTGAGTTTAAGCGAGCAAGTTTGTCTCCTGATCCCCTGTGTGGGGTGTACTCCTGTACCGGTATACCCATACGACGCATTTCTTGGTAGAGCGCGGTACCTGCTGATTTCTTCTCCACGATAAACGCATCGGGTTCCCAGTCGTTGTATTCCTCAATAGCGATTCGCTTAAGTTCAGGAAACTCAAACCGGTCCTTAATACTATTTAGCAATATGATGTTGTATGCGTTGGTCTCTTCGTTATGGAACACACCCCACGTCGTGATCGCCGTGTAGTCAGCACGGTTATGTGTCTCTGCCGCGGCATCCAACGACATAATCAAATACTCGCACTGGGGCGGGTCTTCTTGCGTCCATGTACCCCACCACTCTCTTTTAATAATCGCCGCTTCTTCGGCAGTAGGTTGCTGTTGGTACTGCGCGTTCCACTGGAACACCGGCATAGATGCTTTGGTACGTAACAGTGCATCTAAATTAAAAAACTCAGGCCACAGTGGTTTCTGTACTGCTTTACCTGTTTTACTCGATGTAGTGTCTAATATAGCAGGAAACTCAACAATCTCGTACTGATCCGCTTTATCATTCTGTGACATGTCACGTGTCACGCGTCCAGTCAGGTCATCTAGATGCCAACGAGTTTGAATAATGGCGACCCGTCCGCCCGGCATAAGACGAGTTCGAGCACCGAATGTGAACCACTCGTAGGCTTTCTCGAATACCTCAAAGTTACCGTTAATAACGTCCTGCTCTGAATGTGGGTCATCCACCAATAATAAATCTGCACCACGACCCGCAAGGGCAGAACCAATACCACAGGCATAGTACTCACCTCCAGAGTTCGTGTTCCACCGCCCTGCCGACTTAGAGTCCGCGGCAAGTGCTACCGTTGGGAATATCTCTTTATACGCATCAGTCGCAATCAAGTTACGCACCTTTCGGCCAAAATCTACAGCCAAATCAGTGGTATGCGACACCATCATTACCTTTTTATTCGGA